ACTAGATTTGCACTTTGTTCATAGAGCTCATCAATAGAACCGTTGTTATTGATAGTACTGTCAAACTCACTGCCTAACCATGCCCACTCTGATGCATGTATTTTGCGCATCTTCATGGCATTAATATTCACGTTGTTGCCTTGATTGGCGCTGACAGCGTCTGCATACCATTCAGGCAACTCACCACGTTGTACCCAAACAATCTGTCCGCCTGCGTCTTTAATTGATTTAATTTCGTTGGGGAATCGGCAGTCTGAAATAACTATATGGTCTTTGCTGGTGCGTAGTTTGTTTTCTAATGAAGCGATCCATATATCATCATGAAACGATCTACGACAGACTTCTGAGCCCCAGTATTGTAGAACCCATCTAGGAGTTAGTGTGGGCATATCTAATCGTTCTGCCCACCAAGGATCTACCTGTTCCCGCCATTCTCGAGCCTGTGCTGTGCGTCCTTCCAGCATGGTTCGATCCCAACCAAACACACTGGCCACAGCGTCTTTGAGTGTTGAAGCAAAACTTTCTCTGCGAAATTCGTGAAAATTAACTAGATAGTCGGCCACGGTGTCTTTGCCCGAGCCTATAAAACCGCATACACCTATGATCATAAACTGTCCCCTTTAGAACAATTATAATATAGATTAGTTACAAGGTCAACCAGTTATCCAGGTATATCCGCTGCCGCCGGGAACCAATTTCATCAAATCATCTATGAGTTTTTCCATCTCAGCCTGCGCTTCTGTGATCAATGCTGTGCCGTTAAGCTGTGTGCCACCCTGTGGGCCTGCTATTTGTCCAAACTTGCTTCGTGCCTGCCCCAGCATCATCTTGCAGTTAGCCAAACTATAGTCTTTGATCCATTGCCCCGAGTATACATCATCTATGATAGAAAAATCCGGTTTGGTATTGTAGACCTGTAACATTATGCTTTCTTCTCCACGGGGACGTTGATGAATTATCAATTTGCGACTCTGAGGATGATAGGTAAAATTAATAAAAGAACCAAACATTTTGCCAACCAACTCCTGATACTGACTAAACAGTTCATAGGTTAGTAGCCCGCCCATGTTGGTACTGCTTAACAGATAGGTGTTGGCATAGGCCAAATTAAATGGTTCGAACACTGTGCCTCCTGTGCCGTTACCGGTTCTAGAACCAACACTGCGTCTAAAAATTTGACGCACCTGTTGAATTTCCTTGGGGAGAATGTATTCGTTGTTGCTCTCTGTCAGCGTTATAAACACATAGCTTTCTTCCACAGCGTTATCGCTACGCTGACGGAAAGTTGCTAGAGCACGATTAAGTGCTGTGTCGTAGTGTATGGGGTCTAATTCTACATCTACCATACCATCGCCTAGCATGGCTTTGCAGTAGTTGAAAACAGAGTTTTTGGCTTGATCTGATGTGCTCATACAAGTATTTATCGTAGCGGTAAATATATGACTATGCCAAGACTCAGTTTATACCGTCCCGAAAAGGGCAACGATTTCCGCTTTATAGATAGATCCGCCTGGGAAATGTTCCAAGTTGGTGGCACTGATGTGCTGGTGCACTGATGTGCTGGTGCATAGGTACATAGGGCCGGGAGCTGCAATTCAAGGCGATACTCCTAGCACACCCGATTACACCACTGATAATGTAGCAAACATACAGGATCTTCTATTTTTAGAAAACAGGGATCGCAAATACGATCCCGATGTTTACGTCATGCGCGGTGTCTATAATATATCTGATATCGATTTCAACCTCAGCCAATTTGGACTGTTTCTACAGAATGATACAATTTTTATCACGTTTCACATCACCGATACCGTGGAAAAACTAGGTCCTAAAATCATAGCAGGCGACGTAATAGAACTACCACATCTCAAAGATGAGTATGCTTTGAATGATTTGACATTTGCGCTGAAACGTTTCTTTGTCATAGAAGAAGTTAGTAGAGCAGCAGAAGGATTTTCAGCCACATGGTATCCACACTTATATCGAGCCAAGTGCAAACCATTAGTAGACAGTCAAGAATTCAAACAGATCCTAGATGGCATTGCTGACAGCGATGCTTATCAAGGCACTTATAACGCAGGCATCACATACTATCCGGGTGATATAGTACTAGCAGCTAACGGTAAAAAATATCAGGTCATACAGGAAGTCACGGGCATTGCTCCACCTAACAATACCTACTATGCACTAGCAGATACTCTGCGAGATGTTGTCAGCACCTATGAAAAAGAAATGCAGATCACTGCTGCGGTGTTGGATCAAGCAGAAGCAGATGTGCCACGCAGCGGCTACGACACCAGCAAGTATTATACCTTGCAGAGAAACGCTGACGGAATAGTTGAATTAGCCACTGTGGATGCGGGATCTGTAACAGTGGATGCACAGAGACAGGCCACCGACGAAGCAGGTAATCTACTATATGACACGGATGGTAATGCTGTGTATGTTGGACAGACTGCCAGCAGTGTAATATTGCCAACAGACGGCGATGGCTATGAAGGATATCTAACCAAAGACGGTGTACCTCCTAATGGTGCTCCATTTACCGCAGGCATTTCATTTCCGGCTAGTCCTGTCAATGGCCAGTTTGCACTGCGCACAGATTATCTGCCCAATAGACTGTTTAGATACGATGGCCTAAGATGGCGAAAATTTGAGGACAATGTTCGAATGACCATGAGCAATCTCGGAGCCAGTGATGTTGCTGCTGGTGAACCGTTTGCAGGCAAGGATGTGAGAAAGACACAAAAATCTACATTCATCAATAACCCCACTGTGAGCACCATAGATGGCCACACAGTCAAAGAAAAGCAGAGCCTCAGCAAGGCTCTTAGACCCGAGGCAGACCTATAATGGATTTTCACTACGACGGACAGATAAGACGCTATGTCACACAGTTCATGCGTGTGTTTATAGGGTTCAAGTATCAAGCAGGCGATGGCGATCAACGACAGATTCCTGTGATGTACGGAGATTTAACTAGGCAAGTGGCCAGCATCATCAAAGATAACTCAGAAAATAAAATGCCTACTGTTCCTAGGATCGCCTGTTACATCACAGGTCTTGAAATGGATACCAACAGACTCAGTGATCCTACGTTTATTTCAAAGATACATATCCGAGAACGCAGATTCACAGACGCTAGTGGCACTAGAGAATACACTGGCGCACAAGGCGGCAGCTATACAGTAGAACGGTTAATGCCCACACCGTTTAAATTGACCATGAAAGCAGATCTGTGGACTTCTAACACAGATCAAAAACTACAGTTGCTTGAACAGATATTGGTGCTTTTTAATCCCAGTCTGGAACTTCAGACCACAGACAACTACATAGACTGGACCAGCCTTAGCGCCATGTATCTAACCGGCACTAATTTTTCAAGTAGAACCATACCACAAGGAGCAGAAAGCGACATAGACATCTGCAGCATGGACTTTGAAATGCCGGTTTTCATATCGCCTCCTGCTAAAGTTAAAAAATTAGGTATAGTGCAGAGCATTGTGGCCAACGTGATGGACGATGAAGGAAATGTAATAAATCTCGAAGATTTAATTTATAATAACAGTGCTACTGGTCACTTTGAGCCTGGTAACGATGCTGTTGGTATTGGAGTAGGCGGTAGTCCGTTTGGCAGATACGGAATTCTGTTGTTTAAATCAAATACCGGTAATCCCAACGATAATCAATACGATCTAACATTGGTTGATCCTGTAGAGGCTGTGACGTCACTGGGTCTTAGTGAAAAGGAAACAAAAACTGGTGAGCCGATTGATTGGAATATAATATTAAATACTCAAGGCGGTTATGTTCCAGGCAGTGAAGTTTTGTTTGGAAAATCCAACGGATTAAAAATAGTAGGAACATTTGTAATTAACCCACTGGATCCTAGCATATTAGTAGTGTCCTTAGATACAGATACATATCCAGGCAATACTGATATACCCAGCTCCATACCGGGATTCAGTGCCAGAGGCACCGTGGATGCTATTATAGATCCCTACAAGTATAATCCGCTAGAAGTGTATGGCTCACACGCAGCCATACCGTTGGGGTTGAGATTTTTAATGCTAGATGATGTTAATAACAGTGTAAATCGTGGTGGTTACATCAATCTTCCTTCTCAACCTGCAGACAGTACCAGTGTGCCTTATCGTGGACCGCAGGCCTGGAGAGAACCCAGCAACAATGATTCATCTTGGGAAAATCAAGATGGCACAGATCCAATTATCAAAGCCAACTCTATTATAGAGTGGACTGGGCGTACATGGACCACAATATGGGATCCAGAAGAAAATACCTTAGAGGCAGCAGACATACTAGGTGAAGAATTTAGTCCAACCTATATCCAAAATATACGCACAGGTGTCAAATACCAGTGGGAAGGCACACAATGGATCAAGGCTTTTGAAGGTGAGTATGTGTCAGGAGAATGGAGCTTCAGGACTTCAGATGGATAAGTACTGGCATGCAACAGCGGGCCGGATTACTATTCTTAGCTAAAACCACAGGTCGTATACTGCTGATCCTAGATGCAGAGCGGTGGACTGTGCCCACATTTCAGCGCAATAACAGTCTCCTAGAAGATGCAGACGACTTGTTAAATCAATATGCACAGGGTCGAATAGTTCCTATTGAACTGTATCTGTCCGAAGATCGCGGTTTTGAATATGGCACATATGTGTGTGTGGTCGATCAAGAGTTTTTGACCCTAGCATCAAAGACTGTGTGTTGGGCAGATTTGGATTGCTTGCCAAAACAATTGCATTCCGGACTACGCACCACATTAAATAACACTGTTATTAGAACTAAAATTGAAACCATTATGGGGTTAGAAAGGCTACCGAAGTAGCCTCCTAATGTTTAGATTACAAAAGTAATCACGCCAGCCGTTATTAACATCAGTCCGCCCCAGGCACCCAATGCTTTGTAATAGGTACCAAACGGTGTTCCAAAATAACGATTACCGATCATCACACATTTGTGAGTCGGACTTAACAAGTAACCAGCAAAGTCAATAGCAAAGAACCATAAGAAATACTCAACTCCAAAGACCTGAGACATTAATACAGCAATCGCAATAAACTTACCTGAACTACCCATTAAAAAGCTAGCTATGAGACCTATGACGCTGATGATTAACATGCCAACGACAGTATGCGGATCGAGCACACTGGTCTTTAACATTGTTTGCCATGCGGCATCATAAGTTTTCATGTAGTTACCTAACATGATAACTGCACCAACCCATGCTAACACATCCCAGCGAACATAGCCAAGAAGTTTTTTCGGACCCCATTGCTGACTGATGACGATGTAATACAGGGTCAAGAAACCAAAACAACCAACCATCCATGCATCGTTGTAAATGTAAAGGCCAATGGCCGCAAACATTGGAACAACGTTTCGTAAGACTGATGATAGTTTGAAGTTTCCCGGTGTGATTATTATTTCGTCGTCATTCACCTGGCTCCAAATGTACCAAGTAATAAACACGAAACTAACAATCAACAGGGGCGCAATCAGGCCAAGCCACGCACCATAAGTTAAACCAAATGCCGCGATTGGTAGGATTACTGTTTTCTCAAGTGGGCTCCACAAATAATAGTGGTGTGTACTCAAGTAATCAACAATGCCTAACTTTTCACGGCCCGGTCCATCTTTTGGTGCTACTGTATCCAGCAAACCTGCTGACACAGTGACTCGACCTTCAATTGGAAGAATACCTCCAATTGCACTTAGGAGAACTACTACAAACTTGTTACTTCTGAATGTGTTTCTTACATAGGCAAATGCCGGGGCGAAGAGTTGATACTCTTTTGCTAGTCCGGCAGTGATCATAATGAAGAATATCATCCATAAGTATGATATGTTCTTTAACAGAACGTTTGTGATGAAGTCCATCGTTTCTCCTTTAAAAAAGCACTATAATTATAGTGCCAGTTATTTATTAGTACAAGTACTATGGAGAAAATACTATGGAATTGAAATTATGATTTCCGTGTCGAAGGAACGTATTCTTTTATTATAGGGAGCCAAGAATCACCAGTGCGTTGTGTCATATTTTCAGCTAATTGTTCAGCTCGCTGCTGGCAAAAAAGCTGTTGATCTGAAGTATATTTCAATCCGTCCATGTCTTGTACTTTAACAGTTTGGCCAGTCGTGCTATTTTTAGCCATTGGCATAAGGTATTTTCTAGTAGTCATAATAGTCTCCCAACATATTTATAAGAAATTTTCTAAATTTCTTGGCCAAATTACCTGACACTGAATTTCCATATTAAGTGCTATTCGATATTCGTCGGTATCTGGCGGGATGGGTTCGTGTTTTAACCAGCCTGGATAAATTATTAAATCGCCTTCTTTGGGTTTGTACCAAAATCTCAGTTCTTTATTTGAATTGTATATACCTAAACAATTTGCAATCGGTGACGTTGATGCGGGTATTTTATGATAATAGACTGCATTGATTTCACATGTATGACTGTGATCGTGAATCCCTTGAAAAAATTCATTAGATCGACTCACATAAGCCCAAATTTTTCTACGATTATTTTTTTTTATTTCTAAAGGTCCGAGCCATTTAGTTGCATGTTCCAAAAATAGCGTGTACAGATGATCTAAATCGTTGGTTATAGTATCTTCTAAAGGCAAACTAGCATCACCGGGATGAATATGATACGGGTAAGAAGCATGCCGTTGCAGAATATATTCTGTGATATGATTTTGATTTCGACACCAGTCTATTGATGTTAGATATATAGGCAGTTGCATCAAATAATATCAAAATTGACAATACATCTTCTGTCTTTAGTGGGATTAGTGCTGGCATGATAAAACTTCCCGTCAAACAGCACGACCCGGCCTTTTTTTGGAGTGACCCTGTGAGTGATCTGGGCTGGCGGAATGAGACTATTAACTTCATCTTGACTGAATTGCGGATATGTTGCATTAGTAGTTATAACAGTGTCGCCATCTGCATCATTGACATAATACAAACAGACTAAATGCGGAATGTCAGCATCCACGTGCAGTAGATTATATTTTTTTTGAAAAATATCTTGTACGTTAGGAAATGTTAAAAATACTCTTCCCCAATATAGCTCATTAAATTTAAAATTTATTTTCTCACAGGCCTGATACATCAAAGGTAGCAGCAGATTAGTTATGGCACTGATCGACCCCGTTTGTTTCTTATAAAACATATGGCCAAACCCATGCGAATCGTGTTCCATTTTTTGATCTAGAGGTATTTTTTTAGTAATGCTGGCTGCAAAATACCAAGGAAAATCTGGATTGTATAATGTGTCCTGAGCTATCTTATCTTGATAGGTTTCAGAAATAAAGTCATCGATAATAATTATGTCATTGATCATGTTTACTCCGTAATCTCTATGTCTGCTGCAATAACGAATCTGTATTTACTACTTTGGATGATGCCGGGTCTATGCCAAAGCTCTCCAGGAAATATCACCCAGGCAAATTGTTGAGGTCTGATAAAATATTTATTTTGCCCGTCGACACCGTCGGGGGCAAATTCTGTTCCTGCATATTCTAATTGTTTAACATCATCAGGTATATGCAAGTAAAAAATTCCACTCATTTTTTTCTTATATGGATTGTTGTTATGGTGATGCCAGTACGAGTCTCGATTTTCTTCAGTGTCTAAGTTAGTCATATAACTCCAGGCCATCATCTCTGAAACTTTTACTTCTTTTCCAAGATACATGAACACACTGAAAAGAAAACTTAATCGATACTTCAACCAGATTGATTCATCTAACTTGAATAAATTTACGTTTGTTTGATATCTAGGACTGTTGGTAAAATAGCTGCCTTTGTCAACTAATTCTTCTATTATTTTTATCACAGTTTGATTATCTTCGGCACTAATCATACTGGAGTAATTAAATGTTTTTACAATATCATTAGATTCAATGGCGTACATATTATTTTACCTTGAAATTTATATTCATTACTATTCTTTGTTTTTTATCTGTTTGGGTGGTACTGGCATGATATTGTAATCCATCAAATATCACTACTTTATTTTCTTCGGATTGTACTAGGTGTTGAGTTTTTAAAAAATTATCGTCGGGAAATTTTTGATCATACAATACTGTTGGACCATTACAGGTTGTAAGATAAAACAAAGCAGTTAGATGAGGGAAGGGATAATCTACATGAGGATTATGAGTATAAGGTCTTGGAGTTTTAGTCATCATCCCTAGCCGTATCCTTGTTACTTCTAATGAACCAAGATCAAAACTGCTGCAAATATTCTCAGCCAGTAGTATTGATTTTTCTGTAAGCGGACTGTCTCCTTGCCCATCCACTGCTACTACATGGCTAAAGGAAAAATCCCATAATTGATGATTGTCTTCAGCCATTCCATATGCAGTGTTTTTACTGTAGAACCAAGGAAATGCCATATCGCCGTTGAGAAAACCAAACGAATTTTGAAACTCTGTTTTGTTTAAAAAATTTCTTTTCTCTAAAAGCATAAACTCTATTTACCCACATCTATTTAGGGTCACAAATTTTTTACATAATTACAGTATACGAGGATTATAAAATGCTACCGTCTATCGAAAAAAGTTTGAGTTTCCAGAGTGAACTTACCAAGTTCACAGAGATGCAGAAAAATATCAGCAATCAAGGTCTAAAAAATGAAATCGAAACAATGATCAATAAACTAATTTTTGAAGTGAGAAAGATCGATGCTCTCCACATGGACCCTAGTACCTTTAAAGAACCCACTGGATTAGACAGGACCAAAGAAAATATTGCACTATTAAGAAAAAAATTAAATAACCTCTGCAAAGATCACAGTGAGTCAACCAGATAACATTTATGTGAATACCGTAGAAATGACTAATATACTGCATGCCAAGCAGGTATTAGACGTGTCTCTTTGCCGAGAAATATCAAGACAAGTGTTAGCTTACAAGTCTCAAAATTCCACTTCAGAAAACACCTCTCCAAACTGTTGGAGAGGTAATCCACATTTATTCGAGACAGGACTCACTGATGAGATCAACGAGATTTTACAGGACGTGATTTCTCGTTATCACATTGTTTATGACCAGACTCTAATACGCCCACAGTCGTTTGGTCAGCCCACTGATGAAATAAGTAGATATGACATAGATCATCCTGTAATCAGTGCATGGTTCAACGTCAATGGGATCAATGGTGGCAATCCTGTACACACACATTCGGGAAATTATCTAAGTGGCACGTTATATTTTCAGGCCGCAGATACAGGATATATTGAATTCATGTCTCAGAGTTATCTTTATAAAAGCATGAATTACTGTTGGCCATATTTTGGATCCGCAAGATATAATCCCAACGACGGCGATCTCTTGATGTTCCCTTCATACCTCGCACACTTTGTAGAGCCTAATCCTGTGTTAAGACCTAGAATCAATATGGCGTTTGATATACAGTATCATTTTAAAAATATCTAATGTTCAAAGGTTTATTTTTCAATCAGTGCGGCAAAGGTCCAACTGTTAGATCTCCGGGAGCTCACAGGATAGCTTCATGGCTCCGAATGAATAATTGGGACATAGAAGTTTTAGATTTTTTACCGTTTTGGTCAATAGAAGAATTAAAAGAGTTTTGCATTTCTAGAATAGATCATCAAACTAAGTTTGTGGCATTTAGTTATATGTTTTTTACTCCCCAGGTTAATAATTTTCCTGTTGAATTATTAATATGGATTAAAGAACATTATCCGCAACTTAAAATTATCGTAGGAAGTCAAGAAAAATATCTTCACGGCCACGAATATGTAGACTACATTATTTCGGGGTACGGAGAGTTTGCTATTTTAGAACTTCTACAGTATCTATTTTCCAACGGCGATCGTCCTAAGTTTGCTTTAGAAAATCCGTTTTTTAAATTTATCAATGCAAACAAACTTTATCCTGCATACCCTATGAAAAATCTGTCTATCTTATACGAGAACAGAGACTATCTTTCTGCAGACGAGTGGTTGGGAATTGAATTCTCACGAGGCTGTATGTTTAAATGCGATTTTTGTAATTATCCCATCCTAGGTGTAAAAGGTGATTATACAAGAGATGCTGACGATTTTAGCAATCAAATCACTGACACATATGAAAGATTCGGAATATCAAACTATGTAGTAGCCGACGAAACGTTTAACGATCGGACAGACAAAATAACAAAGTTTGCGGATGTAGTTGAAACTTTAAATTTCTCTCCTTTTTTCCAAGGATTTTTAAGAGCAGATCTTTTAGTCAGCAGACCAACAGATCGAGAAGAACTATTAAGAATGAATTTTTTAGCTCAGTTTTATGGTATAGAAACATTTAATCATCAATCCGGTAAAGCTATTAAAAAAGCCATGCATCCCGACAAACTAAAAGACGGATTGATAGATATTAAAAAATATTTTCATACTCACGGCAGTAAAAAATATAGAGGATTTATAAGTTTAATTTTTGGATTACCATATGAAACTTTGGAATCGTTAAACACAACAAAAAATTGGTTAATAGATAATTGGCAGGGAGAATCATTTGGTGGTGCTCCTTTAGAAATTAGACTATCCAGCGAGAACAGTTCTCTTATATCAGATAATTATGAAAAGTACGGATATAGGAAAATGATTGATGATAAGAATTTTCCAGGTCTTGTTTGGGAAAATGAGTTCATGAATATTATGCAGGCTCGACAGATATCTCAAGAATTTCAAAATCTATACAATAATCAACAATACGATTTTAGGGTATATGCTCACTGGCTACCTGACACACAAAATATAGATTTATTTAAAAATCAAGTAGATGTCGCAGATCGACTTCGCATATTAGATAGGATCACAATCTACAAGAACAACAAATTATCAACAAATTAATTATATTGCTGCTATGTCTTTAATTACGATGTTACCTTGCATTAATGCATGTGATGAACATTGATATCGATATGTTCCTGATATGTTAGCAGGAATTTTCCAATACAGCGTACCAAATATCTTTCCTTGTGCGGCTGCACCAGTACTTACAACTCCATTATAAAATACATGCACTAATCCGGTGCTGTAATTTGTGCCACCACTGTTTTGAATTAAAAATGGGTGGCCGTTGACGTTGAGATTAAAGGCTATGGTTGTTCCGGATATTGCATATATAGTAGGATTGGCTCCAGTATACTGTCCGTCAGTGTCGAAATAATAAATCTGTCCAATGTTTGTTACGTGCAGTCTAGTAATGGCTTGAAAGGCTACCTTGTCGATGGTCATGCCGTCACCTAGATATATCCAGGCACCAATGCTAGATAAATCAGCCCAGTTCATATCAGTAGCCACTCCTACTGTTACAGTATCATTGGCAGCATCATGAGTCATCGAGATGAATCTTCCGGCATCAATTCTTAACGTATCTGTTGTGGTGTCTGCGACATAATCTGTACCGTTGAAATTCACAGTTGAAAATACGTTTTGAGGAATATTTGGACTGCTGTTAGTGACCGTGATAGTATCTGTGGAATCATTTGTAGTGATAGCTACCCCGGTGCCTGCAACTAGTGTAAGTGTATCTGTGGCAGAATCCGCTACAACACTGGATTGTCCAGCCACTGCAATAGTCTGAAAGGCCTGTGTTGTGTCGCTGCCTGTGATGGTTATATTACCTTCAGCGTCCGACGAAGTTGTTATACCCGTGCCGCCTATAAATTTAATACTCTCATCTTCACTCACAGTTATGATTGTAGAATCGTCTGCTGCCACAAAGAATTGTGTGCGTTTTCTAGTACTTTCGTATATAGGTGATTCGCCATTCACTGATATGCTACCAGTAACCGAAAGTCTAGTACCATTCCAAGATAACCCTGTAGTTCCTTCTACAACATTGCCAGTCTGGAAGTAATAGGCCAATTCATATTGACTAGCTGTACTTACACCGCTGCTGCCTGCCGTGGCTGCTATAGAGCCGCCGCTGACATATGCTGTAAATCCTGCAGTACCGTTTACTGTAGTAGTCAATCCTGTGTCGCTGTATAATCTAATCTGTGTCGAAGTTACAACGTCCGCAAAATAACTATTACCATTTAATTCTGTAGTGCCTACTACATCAGTAATAGTAATCTGTTGACCATTGCTAAGATTGTGGGCTGCTGTTGTTGCGATTACTATGGGATTGTTTAAAGTAATAGATTGTACTGATGAAGACCCGCCTACGTTTGCTCCAATGGTAATAGTATCTGTTCCAGGAGATGTGGATATAGTTATATTAGGTCCAGCTACCAGTGTTACTGTATCTGCTTCGTTGTCTGCAACAACACTGCTCTGTCCAGCTACCGCCATGGTTGTAAACGCTGCGGTCACGTTGCTGGTTGTTGTCAGGGTCAATGTGTTAGCTGATGTAGTAACGTTGATCCCGCTGCCTACGATAGTAAGAACATCTTGTGCGCTATCTGCCTCTATATCAGTTTGACCAGCCACACGCACAGTAGAAAAAGTATTCAACGTAGAAGCTATGGTCACCGTGTCAGTTCCAGCATTGGTAGTGATTGTAATTCCTGTACTGGCAGCTAATGTCAGGGTATCTGTAGCAGAATCAGCTGCCACACTAGATTGACCTGCTACTGCTATTGTAGCAAATCCGTTAGGTACACTAACCCAAGAAAGTGTTCCAGATCCGTTGGTTTGTAAATATTGATTGGCCGAGCCGTCGGTACCCGGAAATGTAAATGCTGGAAATGAAGTGGTTTTAGTTTCACCATCCAACACCCAATTGTTGCCAGCACCCAGGTCCGCTACAAAATAACCAAAATTACTAGCGGCTTTTCTTTCTACGTAGGAGAAACTTCTAGCACCACTTCTAGATTTCCGTTGACTAATCTGTCACCTGTGCCCGATCCTGATCCCGTTCCTGGATCGGATGTTGCAATAGAATTGCCCATTGCAAGATGTTGATAACACCAGTAATACAAAGTACTAGGAGTTAAACTAGTCACTTGTATTTCTACTGTTCTAGAAGTTGCGGTATCAAAGGCCACACTGTTATACACAGCATATGTAACGGGACTTCCACTTAACTTATAAATCACATTGGTGGTATAAGCAGTGCCGCCACCAACTACTCCGCTGAGATTGTCTGCTGAAAAATTTAATGGATGCCTATTTTGGGTAGTTCCGTTAGCGTTGGGATAGTAAACATTGGTCAAATCTGTTTGATTGAAAATATAAGTATAACCTACAACCAAGGATAACGCTGGTTTATAAACACCATCGATTCTGTATTTGTTTCCGGTGTCAGGGTTTACTGGTCCGGCTATTGTGACTGTATAGCTAACTGTAGCTACGTTTGCTTCTGTAACTTTAGATTTGATTGCGGTAGTTGAAACATTGGCTAGATCGGATCTGGCGATCTCTATGCCGCCTTGTGTGGCTCCGTCAAATACCTTTAAGGTATAGTGTGTGGGATCCACATAAATTTCACCTGATAGACCTGTTTTTCTATCTAATATTTCAGGATCTTCTGTAAGAATCCTAATGCTTTTAAAGATAGGTCTGTTATTATAGCTCATAATGTTCCTCTAGTCTTGTATTTATCACTGTTTTTTAAAAATAAATATATCAGGAGGCACACTAATTATGAATTGGATACAGGAAAGATTCGGCAGCCAGGCTGAAACTTTAGTTAAAAATATCAAGAACAAAGTAGTAGTTTCCGAAGAAGAACACAAACAAAGACTGGATGTTTGTAGAAGCTGTGAAAATTACAGCGATCTACACATGTGCAAAGAATGCCACTGCTATATGCCATTAAAAACTAAATTCGCTATTTTTACCTGCCCAATAAAGAAATGGTAATCACAGTATCAAGGGCATTAATTGATAATCTAAGGGATGATCTTCGCCTATAAAATTATAGGCTAAGTCAAATCCAACTGTGATTCTAGGTGATGAAAAATTGTTTGTTTTTGTTGTAACTACTCGATGTAATTTTTTGCCTAATCCTATATAAATTTGACCAGGTCTGTTTGTAATAGCATATTCCTTAAATTCAGTCACAGTATCTTTAGGATCTATAGATATATATCCATGCATGGGCCAATGATGAGTGTGCCAATCGAGGATTTGTTCACTTCTGTGTATATTGATCCAACTCTCCATCCATACTGGAGTATTCCAAGTTCGTTGTTGTTTAATAACTTCTACGAGATCCTTGAACAACATATACCATGCTGGGGAGGGACTAGTCAGTAGCCATATATTATAGGACTGATAACTCCAAGTTAAATCTCGATCTTTGAGTGGACCAAACCTAGCTTCGAATAGTTGTTCTGCTCGTAATGATGCATCAATTATTTCATCATGATGATTTGTTATTACATCACTGTTCCAAATCTGATAATTAAATTCTTTATTATTTTCAAGAAGCGTGATCATAATCAATTAGCTTACTGATAATTTTCTTGTTTACAAAATCTAATCTTATGTTATCATCTATTTGATACACATCTTTTTCGTTTAAAAATATTTTTTCTGTTGAAAACGAATGCCTATTAGTCATAATATTTCCTGTGATAGAAAATCCCCAACCTTCATCGTCATTGTTTATATGAATATTCACAAGCTCGCTATTTCCGTTTAGATCCTTGGTAGGGAATATTTTTTCTACGGTTTTAGGCCTAGAATAATATATAAAAACTTCTGACACAATGCACAGTATAAAACTATCAGGAAATTTTGTTAATAAATCTTGTATAGAGTCAACGTGGATGTTTGCTAACGATTTATAAATGTATGGTGGGTTGTCTTTCTGAAAAATTATAAAAGCGTGGCCAGCAATTTTCCATGGACTGGTTAATTTTCTTTTTTGCTCTAAGATCCATCTTTCCAAATGCTCTTGATCGAAAGATCCAATTATTCTAAAGGTATCCATGGTGTTATCTATCTTTTCCTGTATACGATTTTTCTAAATAGTCAGCGTGATTAGGAAATATTTTTAAACATTGATCTATTCTAAATTTATGCGAATCCCACATCATCTTTCCGTATTTTTTAACTGGCTCTTCACATGTGTACTGATCAATAAATTGGTCGTATGCACCAAAAGCATACAACAAAGAAAACCATTGTCCGGGATGAAACATCGTGTATATCCCAGGGTTAATAATTTTATCAGGAGGTTGTGGTATAAAATGATTCAAAGCTGTCCTGGTAGATGCAGGAGGTTGTACCATTTTTGCTGCTTTCCAGAAATCAGTATCATCCTTTGTGGACATCAAATAGTGTATTAGTACAAAATCCACAATTTCTCTCACCATGAGGTTATAATTGTCGCTGAGCATCAAGGCTGAATCGTCGTTGTAAGCACCACCATTTTGTAAAATCACTTCAGTTAATGCTTGTATACCTTTGGTAGTAAATGTAATGCCTGTGGCTTCTAAGGGTTCTACAAATGCTGCTGCAAGTCCAGTGGCGTAAACATTCTTTACAGCTATGTTTTTATGAGTTCCTGTTTTCATCTTTATATGATTAGCCGGGGCAGACCATTCATCTAATACAGATCTTAGATATAGTTCAGCATCTTCTGGGCTGATAAATTTATCACAGTATACATAACCGTTTCCTATTCTGTTAAAGGTAGGAATAGTCCATCGCCAGCCACAGGGTTCCGCAATGGCTTTGGTATACGGATGCATTTCCGTTGTTTTATTTTTATATTCCGTTGGGATAGCAACTGCTCTATTACACAATAATATATCTTCAAACGATATAAACGGTTCTTTTAATGTTTGTTCCAGCAACAAAGATTTAAATCCAGTACAGTCTATGTATAAATCTGCATGTAACAATCCGTTTTCTTTAGACATTAACCCAGTTATTCCAGTTTCGTCTGAAAATACTTCTAGTATTTCATCATCATAATGTTTTATTTTTCTTTTACATTTCTTTTTTAGTGCTTCAACAAGTGCGTCTGCTCTAAAATGTACGGCATCCCAAGTGAAATCATGCATACCTAGATTGAAATCTAATTTATGATCGTCCAGTTTAGTAGATTTATTGGCCTTGGCAAATCTGTATGCAGGTAGCCAATCATTGTATTCTTTTTTAGTGATCTTTTGAGATAGTATGTATTTTGCTAAAAACGTATCTCTACCT